TCACGCTGGAACTCTTGCTGCTGTATTTTATGCGCAAACAGGTTCTGTATGTCTTTCTGGTTCTCACGCTGGAGATACTTCGGCATCATCTGCAGAGCTAATTTCTAGTAACAGCGCAACGAACGGACAAGAGATAACGATCATCGCGGCTGATGGGACCAGTGCAACATTTACAGTTGCGGCTGCTCAGTCTGGGAATGATTTTGATCGCAGTGATCAACATGGTATTGGGGGCTTAAAGACCGCAATCGCGCAAAGCACCATTGCAAACTTGGTAGATGTTAGTACTGTTTCTCAAACTGGTGTTGGTCCAGCTAGTATAACTATAACCCAAAAAACAGTTGGTGTGACTGGAGATACCGTTATTACCTCCGACGTGGCCTTTCTTACTATAAACGGCGGATCGGCGGCATCTGATGGGGCATTTATTAATGGCGGAATCCAAACTTCAAGTAAGCTCGGAACGGTAATAAAACCATCCGGCGCAGATTATGAGTATACCGTGTCCATCAAGGACGGAGCCAGAGATGGCTCTGGAGGAGAGACAGAGGCAGTGACTTTCAACTTTAATAGAAACTCAGCCAAATATATTCGTAATGTGTTTAACACAAATCCAGTTCTAACTAACGATTCCATTACAGCCACTCCTGCTAGGAAAACCTACTGGCTCGGCGAGTCTTGGGAAAGAAGTCTTAATAGTGTCGTGACTGATGGAACAGCTACAAAAAACATAGCCGTTATGCTTCCTTTGGCTAGCGGACCTGTTGGTTGGGAAGATCACAAGGAGCCCTACAAATATGCTAGATCCGGATGGTTTATTTCTCAGGACTTCGGAGCAAATGCTTCTTGGGCATACGATGCTGCCGGGGTTGAAAAACTATTTCGCTGTGTCGCGATTGGTGGAGGAGAGGCAGACAATGCTAATTTCCAAATTGCTATCAAAGACCTTAAGCTTCCTACTAACCCAACAATATATGGCTATGGAACATTTACATTGAATGTTGTCTCTTTGAGCGGTAACATTCTGGAATCATTCACTAATCTTAACTTTGACCCAACATCCACGGACTTTATTCTTCGAAGAGTTGGCGACCAATACCTAGAGTGGAACGATGACTTGCGAAAGTATGAAGTTAATGCTGAGACTCAATATCTCAATGTCTCTTCTTATATCCGCGTTGAAATGTATGGTGGACAAGAATCACTACCTTCAAGAGAAAATGCTCTTCCATTCGGATTCCTTGGTCCTATTCGACCAAAGTCAATGTCTATTCATTCTGCTAGTACCCTAGGGTCTACACACTGGATGACTGCTGTTCCTGCGGGACACGCATCTAGCACTAAGATAAATCATGATTACCCATCGTTCTTCACAGCTTCCTTAGCTTTTCCAAGTTTATCCTTGAGACACTCTGGTTCTGACGGATTAAACGCAAAACCTGCTAAAGCATATTTTGGTGTCCAACCGACAATCACTTCTAGCTCTAGAGCAGTTGATCCTGATTATATCGATTATACCCGACGGCTCCCTGTTGATTCCTTAAATATCGATGGAGCGACCATTCTCACTTCAACTCAGGATTATGAATACTCATTCGTATTTTCTCTCGATAATATTCGCTTAGAAGCATCAACAACTAACGGATGGTATCATGATTCAACATCTCGTGTTGGCGGAACTTCTTATACTGCAACCGGAACTGGTTCTGCTGCGTTATTGTTGGATGCCGGAGTCAGTAGATTTTATTCTCCAATGATAGGTGGTTGCGACGGGCTCGACATTAAAGAAGAAGAGCCGTTTGGAAACCACAAGCTATCTGCCTCTTCTACTGATCTGACCAGTTATGTAAGATATACACTTCACAAAGCATTGGCTGCTGTTGACGACCAAGAAGTTGTCCCAGCAAATATGCTATTGATCCCCGGACAACAGAAGCCCGTGATCACTGATCAAATCGTTGCTACTGCTGAAGATCGTCAAGATCTACTGGCTATCATCGATCTTGAGAATGACTACACACCGGCAACTGAAGCGACAGGATCTACTCGAGGATCTGTATCGGCTGCTCTTACTAGCTTCAATAACAGAACAAACATTAACTCAAGTTACGGTTGTGCTTTCTATCCTGCAGTTCAAGTTGCAGACACTGACAACGGACAGTACGTATGGGTTCCATCATCTGTTGCTGCTGTTGGTGCGATGGCTCAATCACAAAAATCTTCCGAACTATGGTTCGCGCCTGCTGGTTTCAACAGAGGTGGACTTGGAGCACTCGGTGGCCCTAAAGGACCAGTAGTTATCCAAGCGAGACAAAAACTAGATTCTTCTCAGAGAGATGATCTGTACGAAGTTAACATTAACCCAATTGCTTCATTTCCAAATGAAGGTGTTGTGATCTTTGGACAAAAGACTCTTCAACAAACCAAGTCGGCTCTTGATCGAATTAACGTTCGTCGCTTGATGATCTTCCTTAAGAAAGACATCTCAGACATTGCTAAGTTGGCTCTCTTTGAGCAAAACAACTCTAGCACAAGAGCACAACTAAAATTCCAAATAACCAACATCCTTAGTAGCGTCAAGTCCAGATTCGGCCTTTCTGCTTACGATGTGGTATTGGATGATAGAAATAACACTGCCGATGATATCGACAACAACCGTCTGAATGTATCTATCTTCGTGAAGCCAACACGCGCTATCGAATTTATCGCAATCGACTTTATTATCACCCGCTCTGGTGTGGAATTTGCAGAGTAAACTAATTAAATTATAACAGGAGATTTATACAATGGCTTTTTGGAGCGCAGCATATAGCGGAACAGACGGGAAAGATCCCAAAAGAGGTTTTAAATTTAAAATCGAAATAGCAGGAGTTCAAGGAGACCAACCACTTGTTTGGTGGGCCAAGAAGGTTTCCAAGCCCGGTTTCGAAGTTACCGAAACTACCCACTCTTTTTCTGATAAAGAATATTACTTCCCGGGAAGAGTTAAGTGGCAAACAGTAAGTATGACTTTGGTTGACCCTGTGTCTCCAATCGATGCAGTTGCTCAAACAAACGCGATTATTGAAAAATCAGGGTATACAATCACAGACAAAGCAGATGACCCTTTGGTAACAATGTCTAAACAAAAGGCGACTGGTGCTTTAGGTTCTTGTACTATCATCCAATTGGACAGTGAAGGACAACCATTGGAAACTTGGAACCTGCACAACCCTTTCATTAAGAACGTTAAGTATGGTGAATTATCCTACGAGTCTGATGATCTTGTTGAGATCGAATTGGAAATTAGATATGACTGGGCAGATTGTGATGTTACCACGGCTGGTTCCCAAGGTGGAACTGTAGATTCTGATACTTCCTTTTTCAAAGCATAGTAAGAGGTTTTAGATGGCTTTTTGGTCTACCCCCAATGGAAATAATCCGAAACAAAAAAGTAGATTTGTAGTAAAGATAGGCAAGAAGACTCTCACAAATGTTAAGAGTGTTACTAAACCTACCTTCACTATCGAATCAAAAACCTACACGCTTATAAACCACAAGTTCAAGTATCCCGGGATTCCAAATTGGGATCCAATATCCATAACATTTGTAGACGGATTGCTAGACGGGGCTGCTGGTAATATGGAGCAGACTCTGTACAAAATGATAACAGACACGGGATATATCAACCCTACCGTCTCTGATAGTAGACCCATCGGAGATAAGAATACCATCATATCAACTCCATCAAAAGCTAGTAATGCCGCCAACTCTTTTTATCACGCTTTCGCCGGAAGTAATGCTAAAGGCCTTGGTGGAACAATTGAGATCACACAATTAAAACCAGATGGAACAGCACAAGATACTTGGAGTCTTCATGGGCCAATAATCAAATCAATATCATTCGGGGATCTAGATTACTCTTCCGATGACTTGGTCGAGTACAAGCTAGATATCGAATATGACTTCGCCACCTACGATGTTGGCGAGGCCAAAGACTTATAATAAGAGGTAACAATGAGTAACAGAAATAATCAGGACAGGACAGGAGCAAGGCCATCAGCCGACAGCCCTGCCGTGGTCGAGGAACAGGCACAAGCCCTTCCAAACCCAATGTCCTTCGTAATACCCACCGAGATGGTTGAGCTACCGTCAAAGGGCCAAGGGTATCCGCCAGAGCACCCTCTCTTCAACCAAGAGATGGTCGAAATACGTCATATGACGGCAAAAGATGAAGACATCCTAACATCAAGATCGCTCTTGAAGAAAGGGTTGGCTCTTGATCGATTGATTGACAATATTCTAGTAAACAAAAGAGTAAGATCAATGCATCTTCTTTCAGGAGACAGGTCAGCAATCGTCATCGAAGCACGAAAATATGCTTACGGTAACGAATATAAGACCAAGATCGCGTGTCCAGCATGCGGAGAACAGAAGAGATATATGTATGATCTCAATGATAAAGAAATACACTACGGCGAAATTCCAGAGAATGTGGAGACCAACGAAGGCGGCAACTTCGTTGTTACTCTCCCGACATCTAAGTTCGAAATCGAGATCAAAAGAATGACCGGTAAAGACGAACAAGATATGCTCGAGAACGTTCGAAGACAAAACAAGCAGAATAACGGAGTAGACTCAAGTCTCTCAGAACAACTGAAGACCATTATGGTATCAGTTAATGGAGATGATCGTAAGTCTACTTGTAGTTATTTTGCTGAAAATATGCTTTCATCTGATACTCGGGTTCTCCGAGAAGCATATCGTAAAATAAATCCAGATGTAAAACTTAATTTCGACTTCCAATGTCGCGCTTGTGATCATGAACAAGATTTGGAGGTGGCCCTTGATGCCGACTTTTTTTGGCCTGACCGATGAATACACTGAGCAAGTATACGAACAATTCTTTGTTTTAAAGCATCATGGTGGCTGGTCTTTTTATGAACTCTACAATCTTCCGGTTGGTTTGAGGAACTGGTTCTTCGATCGAATGATCCAAGAATTCGAGAAAGAACAAAAAGCGATGGAAAAAGCAAACAGACGCAGGTGAAAACCTGCGTTTTTGTTTTCAACACTAATTATTCTTGAAGAGAGGGTTTTTATATGGCTGATAAAAATGGTGATGATATCCAAAGCAAGGACTCTATCGAAGATGCAGCAGAAGCATTTGATAGATATCTGGAAAGACAGAGAGAAGCAATAAAGATTCAGAAAGAAAGAGCCAAATATTCTGGTGAACTTGTTAAGAATATGGCCCTGCAGAATAAAGAACAGGAAATGGTTCTTCGGAAACTCCAACAGTCGCTGGACACTTATAAGACCCTGACTGATGAAGCCCAGCAAGAGAGCCTAGCTAAGTCAATGACCACAGCAGCCAAGGCTGCTGGAATGGCGGCTGAGCAGCTTGAAGAACTTGCTGGTGTCTTAGACGCCATTCGAAACCTTAATGGGAAGGTTGTTCCACCTGAGCTTCTAGCTAGATTAAGCAAACTACAAAAAGGTATTACCAAAGCTGCGGCGGCACAAAGCGAATTCTCGGATGCGACATCAGATTTGAATAGGGGCATCAAAAGTCTTGTTGGCGGCCTCAATTTAGGTATCACTGCATCATCCGGATTTGCGTCTAGTTTGTTGAAAGTGGTTGGTAATGTTAAAACATTATCCAAAGCGGAAGATGGGCTCAACATAACACAAATAGCGGTCGCCATGGCTGGGGAGATGGTTATTGGCGTGATGAATAAGGTTGGAAGCGAAATAGCTACAATGGCTCAAGAGGCAACCAAAGGGGCTGCCGCAATAGCCAAACTATCCGGAGCAACAGAGAACTCGGTTGGTAGATTTATGGAGATGACCCAGGGATTGTATCATCTAGGAATATCCGCCGAGTCTTTCGGAAATACCGCCGGAACATTGATAAACCAAACATCACTGCTTGGGAGTGAAATTTCTATTGCAGACCAGGCTTCTGTCCGATTGGCCGCGAAAATGGTAACACTTGGTGTAGATGCCGGACAACTCGCAGGGACAATCAACTTGTTGTCTCGTAACTTTGGTATGTCCTTTGCCGAATCAACGAAGTTCTATGAATCCATAA